TGAATGTGGTTCGTAAGATGCGCGATTTGGAAGCCGTTCGGCTCCCTGAGAATGCACCTCGTAAACTTCGGAAGTTTGCTCAGGATAACTGGGCTGATGAGCCTCTTGATACGGCAATGTACGCTGGCCTGCGTGAGGAAATGGAAGACCAGATGGCTTTCTTGGCGGATGCCATTGAGAGCATCGAGAAACAAGCGGTGATCTATGGAAATAAATCTCCTGAGTCGCTGATGCTTGAGGATTTGAGGAAGGCTTCTCACGGTGCGATGCAGACTGTGAAGGGTAGGAGCAGTGTCCAAAACACTTATCGTTCTGCTTCGAAACGTATCGAATGGTTCAACAAGGAAATCAGAAAGTTTATTGATGCCGACCAAGCGGTTGGGGGTCATGAGCATCGTCTTTCTTCGGCGAGTCGAGGGGTTCCTTTGGAAGCTCGGCAAGCGCAGCTAATGGTGAAGATTACGAGCCAAAACAAATGGATTGATGAGGCGTACCGAGCTGTTACGGTGGGCGATCCTTTGCCCATAGATGGTCTTCCTGGATTGAGTAGCGCCGCTCGGACTGTGCCTTCTGCCGATGACACTCTGAATCAAAACTTCTTAGATGATTTTGTTGGTCGCGAAGTTTTGATTACTGAAGAAGAAGGTTTGGCGAGAGTAAATAAATATTTGTTGAATCAGCAGAAAGTTGCTGTTGAGCATTACGCAAAAGCGAATGATCGAGTCGTCGAGCTGTCGGAAGCTCTGCAAAGTCGGATAGCGAAAAAGGATGAGGCTCTTCGCCAAGGGGACAATCAAACTGCCAAAAGGGAAGAGGCTATGGGGCGAGTGGCTGAAGCTGAGGCTACTGCTCAGGCTGCTGATTTAGAAATTTTGCAGCCGATCCTCGATGAGTTTGATCAGATCATGAGAACTGTTAACAGCAGGTTGGGTAGAGCAGGTGGTTTGCGAGACGACGCCGGTTTGGGCGTCGCCGATGGTCTCGGTCGAGCAATGGCTCAACTTGATGATCTGCTGAAACGGTACAGAAATCAGAGCATGGCTAGCCCTTTGCCGACTAGCGGGCAGCCTTTGAAAGATCTGCAAAACATTATGCAAGAGGACATGGGGCATTGGGGTCCATGGACGATTCTTGCTGATGCTAATCAGATGTCGAGAACCGACATTGTTTCTCTTCTTGATGGTTATCAGCGAGCTGGGGACACGATCCGATTAGGGGCTTTCGGAAAGCAGTACAACAAAGTTTATAACTACATTAAGAGTGCTCAGTTGACCTCTCTTGGTTGGGTGAGTCGAAACGTTCAAGGCGCGATGATGTCGATGTTCGTTGAGGGTGTCCCGCCGACGATGGTGATGAGAACAAATCGTCTTTTGGGGCAAGCGTTACGAGCAGGAGATGGTCGAGTTTCTGAAGGCGTAGATATTATGATTGCGCGTAACCCTGATAGTGCTGAATGGAAAGCTATCCGCCAGCTCATAGATGTTGGTGTGCTCAAATCGGGTCAGGGTGCATCTGCTTTAGATTCGAACGTTATGGGAACTTTTTCGAGAACTTCGGTTGTCGTCAAAAACTTTGCGACTAAAGGACGTGTTAAAAGATTTGAGCTGAGTCCTCTTAAAGCCGACAACATTGTTTCAAGTACGATTCAAGATGTTAACAATCGGATGGAAGATGCAATCAGGATTGGTACTGGTTTGCACTCTCTTAGTACTGGCGGGTCTGTTGATGATGCATTAGAACTGATCGCTCGGAGCCAATTCGATTACGGCGAACTCACGAAATATGAACGAGCTATCAAACAAGTCGTTCCTTTCTATACCTGGACTCGAAAGAACATGCCTTATCAGGTTTCTCAGCTTTGGAGGAACCCAGGAAAATACAATGCGTTGTACTCGGCTAAACGAAACATCGAGAGGAATAGCGACAGCGAATTTTTTGTTCCTGCTTACTATATGGCACCTTTCGGAATTCGTTTGCCGTTCGCTATGGGCGGCAATCAAACCTACTTCACGCCTGATTTGCCGTTCACAGATTTGTTTAGGTTGGAATCCGAAGAGTCAAATCTTTTCAAGGTCGCTGGCGAGTTCGCCATGACTCAGGTCACGCCGATCATTAAGGCCCCTTTGGAAGCGATGACTGGCAAGCAGTTTTTCAAGGGTCTACCGATTAGCGATCGGTGGGGCAAGACGCCTCTTTATGTCGATAAAGTTCCAGGGCTTAGCCATGGGCTTAACGCTTTGGGCATAATGAAGAATGGCAAGATGCGCCAGTCGAATGTTTACATGCTTGAACAATTCATGCCGTTCTATGGTCGAGCGAGAAGGCTTCTGCCGACTGAAGACAAATTCGAGGGGGAACGCCATTTGCAATCTGCGTTGTCGTTCTTTTTCGGAATTCCGCTTAGGATCAACACTCCGCAGACTGCAAGAAGTGCTCGTCTAGACATGGAGCGCAAGCGGGGAGCGGTACAGCGGGATGGTAAAGATTTAGCTAATTCTTCGCGGTAAAAAAGAACCAACTCGCAGAATGTTTCTGCGAGTTAGACCTCATATCAACGTTGTAGGCAGATGCCCACGACCATGCTAGTGCGTGATGTCACGTTTAATCGGGACACCCAACGTAATTATTAGTGCAGATAAATTTTCGAAAAGACTGGGGCGCTCAAGCAGCCCGAAGACCGTTTAAAGCCTTGAAACCTTCGCGGGTTAGAGGCGTCGCTATCCATCATTCAGGGGTAAAGAATGGGCCTCAAGGCCTAAACGCTGTTAAAGCGTTCGAAAGATACCATCTTTCGAAACCTGGCTACATAGCTATCGCTTATGGCTACCTTGTCGATGAAGAAGGAATAGTTTATGAAGGGCGACCAGAGGGATCTCAGACTGGAGCCACCCGAGGCTACAACGGCGTCACAGAGTCAATCTGCTACACCGGCGACGGTGATCAGGGAGTCCCAGAAGCAGCACTGAAGTCTATTAAAGAACTAGTTGACCATATTCAACGTCGCTACTATTTGAAGCTTTGGGTGAAACCTCATCGAGCTTTAGGACGCACTTCTTGCCCTGGAAATGTACTCGCAACATGGGTTACTGATGGGATGCCGCTTGAAGGCACTACGCCATTAGCTCTCGATGAGTCAATGGAGATGCGAAGGCTTGCCGAAGGGGTCGCTCGGATGCCTTTGAGCCGACGGCGTAGAAGCAGAGGTGAGGCAGTTCGGGTTTGCCAGAAACGCCTTAATGAACGTGGCTTTGATTGTGGCCCAGCAGATGGAATCTGGGGTGCGAAAAGCGCAAGAGCCTGCCGAGCGTTTCAGAAGTCTTTGCAGTATCTAAAAGCCGATGGAATTTTAGGATCCAAGACATGGAAAGGCCTATTCGATGCATAAAAAAAGTGAAGCAGAGAAACCAGTAGTGACCGTTGTTGAGGAGCCGCAACATGCTCACCCCGCTAATGCTAAAGACGTTGCCGCTGATCTTCGAACAATGAATTATGGCAACGCTCGCAACGATGCGAGACCATTCGGAAGGTAACTAAAATGACTACTTCAGGAACTGACATTAAAGATTCATTAGAGCGAATCGGCTGGACTGCCATCCAAAGTTTTTTGGCAATCTTTGCTTTAGGCGATATCGGCACTTTGCGGAGCGCCTTAATTGCTGCTGGAGCAGCAACCCTATCGGGCGTGAAGGCGATTGCTAAAAAACGATTGGAAAGCTAATGGAAGAGGACCTCGAAGATGCGTGGATTGCATGGCACGAAGAGGTCGGTCACGATTTAGAAGTCGAAATAGAAAAAGAATTTAGAGCTACGTTTCATCTTTTCGATTTGCTTGATGGCACCCACGCCAAATGGATACAGACAAAAGAAGAATCGGTTGACGACTACTTTGGGATTCTTCTCGTCTTTACTGAAGAGGAGCTGGCAGATTTGATGACGGCCTGGCTTGAAGCGAAAGAGGGCAACATGAGAGCTGGCGCTTCAGTCGCTAACTGGCTCACTACATTTTTTTCTTTCATTGATGGAGCTTGCGAAGAAGATTTCGATTAGTTCGCAAGCCGACTGGCAATCGTCTCATTTTTTGAGAGAGCTTCATACAGGAGCTGTTGAAGCCGGTCGCGTCTTCGAGCGATAGTCGTTTTTGGGATACCAGTCAGTCGTTGAGCTAAGCGAAGAGAGCAGGACGCTAAGAAAACTGTTTCGAAAACTGCGACATCAATTTCATCTAGTGCTAAGGATTCGAGTACATCAGCAACAATATTCTCAAGGTCTGTCTGTTCGGGTGCGTGAACGAAATTAACTGCTTTCGAAGAAACGTAAAAGGCTCTTTCGGTGTCGTCGGTGAATGGTTCCCGACTGATCTGCCACCAGTCTTCCAGAGGGTTTCTAGGGAACGTTTTTCTTTTAGAGTCTTCGTATTCTTTGCCTCTAGGGCGCATCATATTTGCCCCAGGGCAGATCAGAAGGCCGTATTCTGATGACGGCTTTTCCCCTGGTTGTGTCGGAATAGTTTTCGTGTGCGACGAGCTGCCGGTCGATCAGTTCCCATGCCGCATCGAGGGGCATCCATAGCTCGTCATGTCTGGCTGAGCTGTAGAGCCAGAACCAGACTGGACTAGCTACTTCGTTCCATCGGTCTAATGCCCGAAGTTTTTCGAGTTTGATTCGTAAACCATTTTTCCCGAACCCTTGCACCTCGACGAGAACTGGCGATGACATTATGAAATCTGGGGTGTATCTTTCGAACAAGGAGAGTCTTTGGACTCCCCAGTTCAACTCGGGTCTATCAAGTCCATATCTTAACGCTTTCGGATAACGCGACATGAATTCATCTTCAGCTTGATGCCCCCACGTTCCCGAGTAGCGGTCAGCCAAATTGTGGGAATGATTTGTTTGTTTCAAAGTTTTATAATGTCAACCTGCCGTACCTGAGAGTCGTTGACGAACGCTCCAGTTTTCCCGCCCGATGTTGTTTTGCCTTCTTGAAGCCCATCCAAGACACATTTCAAAATGTTGTCGATGTCGCCGCCCCAATTCTTTGAGCACTCGCCCAGCTCGTACACTCTTGCTGTTGCCGATGTTCTCGTCAGAATCACTTCGATTCCAACTGGTCGATCAAACGTGGGGTGCTCGGCGGCTTCCCAAGCATCACGCCATTTACGTTCGTAATCCAATGTCTTTTTGGGTGTGAAAGCGTGACCGTTTTTGGTGACTCGTGGCCGTTCCTTTGGGACCGGCCTCTCGTCTACGTGAACAAAATATCCTTCTTCTGGATGACTCATTTCAATTCCTTAAACGTTTGCTGATTTACCGAGACAGCCCCTACAGCGGACTCGCACATCTCTTCGTAGCGTTGCGTTTTGTCTTGCCGTTCAGAGAATTTGCGAACCCATCGGTCATCCCATTCGGATAGCAAAGCAACAGATCGTTCTTTGCTTTCGCCGCATTGCATCAACCGGCAAGCAAGCGTAAATAGGGAATCGCTTCGGTCTGTGCCTACAGGCCCATTGTTAATTTGATCTTGTAAATCTGGCGGATATTTATCTGAGTCAGATCGTCGCCTGCGGAGAGGCATCGGGCTTGGAGGCGCTTGCGGCTTGGGCAGATGGCCAGCGATTCGCTCTAGCTGCTCTCTTGTCACTAAATTTTGTTCTGCGTACTTGACGAACTCTTCGAGCGTTAAAGTCCAAGAGTTTAATCTCATTACTTGACGCCCAGGATTAGAAACTGCGGGATAAGGCAATCTGATGCCGTTCCCAAAGTTTTTGTTAGTTAACGAAATCTGTTTCGGATACACCTCTTTAACTGGTGCTTCAACGAGCAGACATGCTGCCATCATTGCATCTCTCATCAGCTTCGCTTCGATCGGCTCAGCCGCATAAATCCAAAGATGAACACCCTTACTTCTCGACAACTCTGTAAACGCAAGTACATCGAAAGCATCAAATACTTTAGTTACGTTCGCCGCTTGGACGAGCGGCTCAGGATCTCGGGGAGCATCCCAATCGACAACGCCGAAGTTCACTGTCGGCGGCTCGCCAGGAATCAGCGGATACACACCCAACGGCTCAGCAGCAAACAGATGCTCCTCAACCGAAACGAGATATGCTTCACCGAAATAGCCAGTCGGTTTATCGTTAGCATCTTTTCTGGGGCGGAACTCTATCCCATCAGCTACCGCCCCGCCTTGATGCAGCCGAGCGAAACTTTCAGCTAACGCTCGGCTCATGAGCCACCCAATCGATCTTCAGTCATCTCGTCGATGTGGCCAGTATCAGGATCTAGATAGAAAGTAAATTGGTCTAATCGACCTGGCGGTCTCTTATTTTTCCAGAGACCTACCGAGATACTATTTTCGTGAAGGCGTTTCATTTCGCCCATATGGGAAGTGTTTTCTCGTTCTCGCCACACTTCGTAGATGAACATTGATTCGGCTTCGCCACCGTATTTGCCTGCGCTTATGCCTGCGGATTTTCCTCGGTCTCCTGAACCTCGACCAGCCTGGTGAACAAAAGCTACTGGCAGGCGGACATCCTTTGCGAATTGTTTTAGCCCTTGAGCGAGTGCTTGAACGTTGCCGACTTCGGAGCTGGACCTTCGACCGTTCCCTCTCAATAGTTCTAGATAGTCAACCATCAGAAGAGTTGCTTCCTCGCCCCACCCATCTTGGGCTTCTGCGAGTACATCATGCATAAGGTTGAATGTTGGAGCGCCGTCGTAAATGCGTATCTTGTCGAAGAAATTTCCTGGCTTGCCAAGATCTTGCAAATGATTGATAAGAACTTTGTCGCCCTGGCGGAGCTGCTTCTCAACGTCAGCTCCATTGACCCCAAACATAATCGAATATAGTTTCGCGACTACTAGCTCAGTCGGTTCGTCGGGGGAGTAGATCACTCCTCTGAAATGCTCATCATTCAATAAGCTTCTTACGATGCAATTATAGAGCCATTGAGATTTGCCGCTATGGGATTTCCCGACGACTTGCATGAGTTCGCCCCTACCGAGACCTCGGGTGAGGATGTCTACATTCCTGAAACCTGTTTGCCATCGTTGTTCTGGGTTCGATGCGTAGTCAACCCATCTTTGTATTGCTTCGCTTGTTGGCGGAGCGAGACTTTCTGGAGGGGCAGCCGAATGAAAGGCTTTCTGAATCATGGGAGGCGAGACTTTTAAAGTCGGGGCAGCGGCTTTGCTGATCCGATCTAAAATCTCTTCATCAGAAAACGCGACGACTGGCCCTCCAAGAGCCATTACGCAGCGACTCGGGCCTGAGCTATTTTTGCTCTTAACGCGAGCAGCACGTTCTGAGCAGAACCAAAGTCTTCAATGCTACCATCAGCATTAGTTACGCTCGATGGGATTGAGTCCTTCCAAAGGCCGCATTTACCATAAGGCGCTGGCGCTTTATCACCAAGTTTGAAGTCTGCCCAATTTCCGCCATTCGAAGAAGAATTAGAGTCATCAACATTATCGAATGTTAGATGCGGGTTCTGCCACATGTAGTTGGCAACAGCTTGCTTGTCTGGTCTTTTGGGTTTACCGCTAGCTGCTACTGGGGCGGCTGATGGAGCTGGAGCACTTGTACTTGCCCGAAATGTTTGCGGAGCAGGTTGAGCGCTTTTAGCTGGCGCATCAGCGCCTACCTCCTGCGAGAGAGCTGAGTAAACAGTTTCAAAGCTCGCTGCCCAAGCTTCATCGTCCCCAGTGTTTTGCTGAAGTCGCCCTGCCACCTGAGCAGCAGTCTGAATCAACCCAATCGCTGGGTTATAATCATTCATAATTTCTCCATTGTTAGTTTCTGCCGTTTGGCGAGATCTGTTTCATTTTTCCAAAAGGGTTGATCCCCGAGCGAAATGCCGCGGCACTCGGACCAATGAGGACACCAATTCGGATCGCAATACCAAGAATCCCATCGCATCGGAAGAGAAGTCAGATTCGCTTCAAGCGACACGGCAATCGACACACATATCTCGATCAGAGCTTGGGTGTTCTCTGCCCTGTTCGGAATTCGCCGTATATTTGTTTTCGGCGCTGAAAGATAAACCAAAGTAAATGACTCGGCTTGAAACGCCCAGTTATAAACCATCGCTTGGAGGTTGCTTCGGTCCTCAATCCAGAGCGGCCCATTAGTTGGGCAAGACTTAGGATTTTTCCAGTCAATAATTTCGACTGCTCCTTCGTCGTTGACTTGAACCCAGTCAGGCGTCCCAGTTAAATAAATCTTTCGATCAGCGTCTTCATAAAGTATCGACTCAAATTTTTGCTCAACCGCTATGGGTACTCTGAGCAGCGGCAAAATGTCTGCATACCAAATATCTAGATTCGCTTCGACGGCTCTGTAAGTTTCTTCAGGGCTTTGCCGCCAATGAATATTTTTTTCAGAGGATAGAATCTCAAACTCTTCGACACCCCAATTCAGAAGATCAGAAAGCTTGGGTTGTTCATCGTTATCGGACCAAATTTGGCCGAACGATTCGATGGAGTTATGAACAGCGTTTCCTCGTATCAAGTCGGAGCTGTTCGTCTGAATACCCATTCCCAAATTACTTCGCCGAGCGGACTCTGGGCATTTCCAAAACTGATTCAGAAATGACTGCCGAAATTTGTGAACATGCTTTAAAGCGATAGGCGAGTACATCCTAAATCTCTTCAGTCCAAGAAACGAAAAGGGAACCTTCTCTGGGAACTGCGGCCATACTTTTCGGAACCGTTTCGCAACCAGCTAATTCGCATAGCTCTCCGAAAGAGATCTCTACCTGGTGCTCTCTAGTTGCCCTTTTAATTTTATGGTCCATGGCGCTCTTTCCCTAGCTGCGTAGATCGCGATCGCGCTTATCTTTTTATGAGCCTCAAAGGCTCATTATTGATCATGATCACGCGCGATCATTATGAGAAAGATTAGTTCGTGACATCACGAGACGTCAAGGGTTTGTCACGAATTATTTACAAGATGTACTCGTAACAAAAAAGCAAGAAGCCTCCGCCCGATGTTCGGGAGGAGGCTTCTTGAATAACGCGCGATTAAATTACTGTACTTTTTTAGTTTTAACCATCTTAAGATTTCCGCTGGCTATGCGCGATGTCTTAACTTTCGGGTTAAGCCTATGCCTTAACTCAGCGATTGTTTTTTCGCCCTCAGCGACTTTCTCTTCTTCTAAGCTGAGGAAGTACTTCAAAACACCGATCTCTTCTGTGAGAGTTTTTACTTCCAGTTCAGCATCGAGTTTTGCAGCAGCGAGTGCATTTTTAATCAGCGAATTCTGCCGATTGGGTTGCAAACCCCTTTTAGCAATATTGTTGTAGAGCCGAGTCCGAGTCACATTGCAGAGTGACGAAATTTCACTGACCTCCAACGGCGTGTTTTGATAGAGATTAATCGCGTAATCCAGTAAGTCCTTCTGACTCAATTTCTCTATTTGCGTTTTTGTAAGCTCTTTCATGCTTCTTCACCCCATTCGTCCATGTGTCCTTCTCCAAGCTCAGTAAGAATCTGTTTCGAATCGTTCCAGTCCATCATCCCCTCGCGAGCGAGAGCACCAACCAAAATACTTACGATACCCCTAACATGCTCAACCTTCTCAGTAAGCGTCTCGATAGTTTCATTCTTCTCCTCGATTTCTACTAGCGATGCCGCCATGTTGGAGCGAGCGCAGCGATCAGCTATTGTTTGCCACCGATCTATGGGAAGGTCAGCGGCCCATGCAAATATGAGGCCTGGATGGCAACGATAAAGCATTAGGCCTCGCCATACGCCCTGACGGCTTCTGTAGACAATCGCTTCAGCATCAACGTTCGGGTCTAACCGAATCCCATCGGAGAGATCATCAAAAGGCCGTGCCTCAGAATAATCTCTAAGCCGCAACGCGTTATGAACGAACTTCGAACGCTGATTCGGATCTTTAAAAACCGCAGTCGTGTAAACGATTTTTTCTGATTCCTCAACGAACATAATTTTATCTAACGAAGAGACCTCGAAAAGCTGGCAAAATGAACGATCGAACTGGCCCATGTTAGAGACCATATGGTTTTCAAGAGAGACTAAATCGTCTGCTAAATCATCAAGGGTCTGCATCAGTGTTTCTCCTGCGTGTCAAAAGCTATGCTCTCAGCAATTATTTTTTCCCATATAGGAATAACGCGCTCAGCCCGCACGGTCATGCTGCGTAGCGACTCCATCGAAGATTCCATTGTTGTAGAAATTGCTTTCTTCTCGGTCTCAGTCAGTTCCCTAACCCCTCTAATAGTCCCTACATGAACACTCAGATAATCGGCAAACATCTCGACGCAATGCGAAGGAACATAATCCCCCGCTTCGTAGCGCATGTAAGTACTCCATTCGAGTCTTAGCTGGCCAGCGACTTCAACTGTTGTTCTTTCATCAGCTAATCTCTTCTGACGTAGTAGACCCCCGATTTTGGTAGTCGGATGCAAATTTTCTGTTGACATATTTTTTCCCCCAATATGACTTCTTTGTGACATCATGACATATCTCGACTTTGTTGTGCGGCGTTTTTTTGAGCCAATGCCTCACCCGCATCATAATATTTTGTTGTGGTCGTGTAATTGAGATGCCCCATCAACCACATAAGCTCTGAATCTTCGTAAGCATCGTCTCCCAAAAGCCGAGCCAAATTAGTTGCGAAACTATGGCGCAACTGATGAGGAGTAAAAGGCAGCGCAGTGCGATACCGATAAGCGTTCCCGAACAGATAAGAAATCTGTCGGGGAGTCGGCCCTTCATTCCTAAGCGAGTTCGCACCCAAATGCGGAACAAACGAAACTGAAGAACTCGATGACCAATTACTTGGGTTATAATTTTTTTGGCAATGACGCTCGATTGCTTCAATCCACCAATTTAAAAACTCGGTAGCCCGAAACCCCTTAGCATCATGATCCCTCGCGAGTTTTTTGGCAGGAACCTGATATTGATGCTCCCGAATATTAATGCCAGCTCGCGTTCGCTTACGCTCAAAAGTCATCGTCGGCTCACCATGATCATCGATGCCCAAAGCATCGCAACGCAACCCTGCCATCTCCGCACGGCGTAACCCCATCCACCAACCCAAGCCCAAACAGATCCTCAAAGAATCACCCAGATCAGTGTCTAAAGCGTGCTCATAGAAGACCTCTAAAGAAACCGGCTTCGGTTTCGAAAGTTTCGTCGGGACCGGCTGCGCACCTCTCAAAGGATTCTTTCCCAAGTCCTTAAAATCGTCCATCCATTCAAAGAAACTTTTCAATACATAGAACTCTCTTCGCTGCGTTGAATCGGAAGGAGGAGAATTCCTGCCACTCCTTCGATGCCGACTACGTTGAAAGAAATTGTACGGCTCCAACCTGTTAGGAAATAGAGGATCAACCCCATTAGCTGAAGCCCACTTTTCCCATTGCAAAAGCACAGTCCGATAAGCCGTAAGAGAGGTCTTCGAACGCTGCCGAGCCACTCTACTTTCATCCATGTACTCGCCAAATAAGTCGCCAAAAGACGCCTTTTTAGTGATCATAACTTTTCCCGCTTTCCCGATGATTTACTGAAAAAACATCAAAAACGATCAAAGTAAAGCGCTGGGGTGACCGAGGGGAATTGAACCCCCGACCTCTCACCGACTCATCCCAAGACCGAAATTTAATGTGAAAATAAATTTACCACAGAAATAGTTGTGCTTGCAAGCATTGGGATGAGTCGGCTTGTTCGGCGGCTCCCGCCGCCTAAGGATTGTTCGAGTACAATCAGCTCAGCTTTGCCTGGCTACCAGCTCAGGGAGTGCTTCGTTTTTCGATAATCTGATTCGCTTCATGTCTTGTTTCAACACGTAGGAGTTGAAACATTTGTTGAACGCCGTCAGGTTCTTTCTCAGGGACCTTTGTTTGTTCTTGTCATGATCAGAGTTTTGTTTAATCATCCAGTGACGTAAAACGTTTCTTGGGTCTTCTGGGTTTTCGTTTCCATTTATTAAGCCAGCTAAAAAACCGTCTACTACGTCATCGCCGTGTAGTTGGCTGGCTAGGTAGATTGCGACTGCCCATGATGTCGTTCCTGTCGAAGGGTTGCCGAAAGGTATCGCGTCTTGAGCGATGTAGCTTTTTATTACGGCATCGACTGCTTCAGTTTCATGCAGTTTGATCCATTTATTCATTTGGCTTTTGGTGATCTGCTTGTGATGTTTTATGCCAGCGAGTGATCCTTCTTTTTCTATGGAGCACATGGTGGCCATCAGGTAAGCTAAAACTTTTTGGCGACGTTCGGAACCCAAATTTGCATGAGCTAAAAACTGATGCATCTTTCGTGGGATTCCATCGTCGATTGTTATGTAAGCTTTTTCTGAAAGGCCTCGGGCCACTAAAGCGTTTTTGATTGTCACTCCGCTTTCGATGACTGCCATGAGGCGATGTTGACCGTCGATCAAAACGTCGTTTTTGTTGAACCTCACTGCGTCAGCATTAGCGACCCAGTTCTGTTCCTTTAAGTCGATAGCTAGTTTCCTAACTTTCGCTTTGGATGGCTTCCTGTTGGCAATGTTTTTCATGAGCCATTGCGAAGCAACTTCAGGAGTTATGTCAGTGGTCTCGTATGAAATAATATTGTTTTCTTGAACTATCATGTTTCCCTTTGTTTGTTTGTTCCTTAGGTCTGAGGACCTGGAGGAGGTTCTGAGTTCCATTCGAAGTTCGATGGATGGAATTCGAAACTTGTGTCGCGGAGCGGCAGGCGTAGCACG